AGAAAAGTTTTGTCAATTTAGAACGAATTTGTTGGCGGATCGTACAACGACTAGTCAGGCCGAATTAATGTGTGCAAATGCGGAAGATGATATGCTGGCTAAACTTAGTGATTTGACAAATGCCCTACAGCAGAGTCCCCAAGATTTGCTTAATGATGCAATACCGCCGTTGTTTGCCGATCCGGGATGCGAAAATGGAATTTTACCGTTTGAACCAGAGGCTGTTAATTATGTTGCCAATCAATCTTTAAATCTTACGATGAAGCAAATACATTTAGATTTTTCAACAGACTTGTTAGGCAATGGTCCTGGCGAAAGAAATTGGGGCATGATTAACATGATTTTGAGTGATACGTTGGGAAACCCTTTAACGGCTCATTATCGTAAAGCTTTCAATAATGATGATTACGTGAATTTTGTTACCGACGATGACCAGAAGGGACAATTTCCTGCTTATGTGGCGGAATGGCTTCAAGAACAATTGGGGAGCTTAAATACAGCTGTCGCGACCAATAATACTTTTAGAGAACAAAAGACCATAAGTCGCACCTTTGAACAATTAAATTTAAGTCTTTATGGCGGCGTTAGCACTGTTGATTTGCCTGATTTTGGATATAATACTTATGCTGTGGTTAAAACAGAAGCTCAAACAGTAGAATTTATTCGTCGAGGTCGCAAAAAAGATCCCGATTTGGAATTACAATTTAGAGATAATAATAAGGGCTTAGCCACGGACAGCGACTCTTATTTGTATGGCTTTAACTTAAACTTATTTCTTTCTGAGTTATCCGAGCAGGGTGAAGGAAATACCTCATATGCTACTAACATAGCTAGCGACAATGCCCGTATTAATATAACCAACCTATTAAACTTTAATGCTAAGATACTGAGAGCCGATAGAAAAACCATGACCAAAGAGCAGAGAGATGCCCTCGATGCTTTAGACTCCAGTTCTCCTTCTATACAAAAGGAGCGCATATATGAATTTGTATCTGTTGACGACACGTTTAACTTCTCCGATCTCACCCAGTACCCCGAATTTCAAAATAGCTTTACCACCCAGCAAGAGTATGCCCCTCAGTTAATCTTATTAAACGAAATGCTCACCCAGCAGGGGTATACTGGTTCTATGACAGAAACTAAAGCGTTTCATGATCAAACCATGGGAGCTATTTTTTCTTCTTTGGTCACCGCCGTTTCAGGCAATCCGAGCGCTTTTAATTATGGTGCTCAATACGATAACTTAACAGACGAAGACGTTCAATATGTTGTCAATACCGGTCAAACTGATAGTGTGGCGGGAACTCTTTATAGTAAAGCCGACATAAATGGAGAATCGTTAACCAATGATGATGGAGTTTTGGGCGTAAGTTATGATCAATATATTAACGGCGATAATGCTCGTGTATTTTATCTAGATCCGGCTCAGTTTGGAGGAACCTACGTTAATCCTCCTGTGTACGTTAAACCGATGAAGAATGAGGGATGGCTTGGAATGGTAGATGTGATGTTCCCGGATTTAAGTCCATGTAAACCGTCTCGGTCTGATTTAATAGATTTCAGCGATATAAGTGAGCAGGTATCAGATACTTATAATAATATCCCTATGGATGAAAGACTTAAACAAGATCCGGACTGTATAGTAGAATTGCCTTATAACAGAATCCTAGAGAGAATGAGTGTTGCCAATATCCAAGGTTTAATCATAACAGCTTGCCGCATATTTTCAAGTGTACATTTTATAAAAACGATGGCCACCTTCACTACCTTTAAACCAGATTTCGATAATGTTTATAGTTCTCTTTATCCTCAATATATTGTAGAAAATATGGAACGCGCCTTTAAAGACGCCCAGGGCGCCGGCTGGGAAGCCTTCAATTCCTTTAAAGATGAAGATTTTTGGTATGCATTTTTAGAACAGTCGGTTCAGATGTATGGCAGGCTCGTTGATCAGGGCACCATTATAGATCCTCCCGATTCTGTTTTACAGGCGCTAATTAGAATAAATAACATGCAATCGGGCTATGGATTTCCCACTAAAGCTGATTGGGCCGGCTCATTTGAGATGACCGATGAAACAAAAAAAGCATTAGCTTTAGCGGTTGTTAATCCCATTAAGGCCATTAAAGCTTTAACCGCTAATATCGAGACCTATAAAGAATATAAAGAGAGATTAAATCTTGAGGCAGTTAAGGCCACAGAAGATGACGCGAAGCTAATATTAAAAGAAATGGTCAAGTCAGAACTTAAAATAATGAGCGAAAAGTTTTTAGAGAACTTAAAAGAGTTTAATATGGAGCCTGCTTATACAGATATTGATTATTATATCTTGACCCAATTCACCCAAGGGGGCATCGATCTCGACCTTGACAAAGAAATCATAGAAGTTGAAGAGACTTCTCCATCTGGACCTTCTTATGGAACAACCTCTAATATACTTAATCACGTACACACTTACGAAGTCGATGCAGATGGAAATGGTTGGGCATATGACGCATATAACCCATTAGATGATAGGATACACCATAAGCACAAAATAACTAGTTGGGTAGTTGAAGTTGCACAAAGTGATTGTTATCCTAATTGTAAAGATCTGTACGGCTTTGAAGGTGTATCTGGCCACAATCATTATATTTCTAACATGATTGTGCCAATTGGAGATATCGAGCCCTATGGTTATGCTTTTGCACCAGTACTCGGCGCCCCCTTTCTCATAGAAAAGTACGTCAGCATTGGTGGAGTGAAATATGCCCCTGAAGAAGCCACAGAGATTATAAAATCTCATGCGCCTACTTTAAACATTTCTGATGTTTATCCGGGTACCTTAGAACAGATTACAGATCCTGATGGTAAAGTAGTCGGTCTCGTGGGCGAGCTTGGTGTTCGTCATGGTTTACAATTCTCGGCTATCGTTGGAGGAGCAAAGAGTGAAATCGCAACAGTCGAGATTGACGCTTTGGATTATGAGATACAAAGATTCCAACCCGTTGCGGCAAACTCTAAAGAATTGTTGTGTTTGTTAAAGCTTCTAAAAGAAGAAGAAAGATTTAGGCTTATAACACGCTACGTTGTGCCTACTAACAAGTTTTTATCTGTATTGGCAATTTATAATGATATGGCGTTCCTTCCTTCTATCGGCGAGAAAACTGTTCCAACAGGTGACTATTTTAATACGTCCCCAGAGGTTGCGCCCGGGATCAAGGTCTCTTTTGATGATACGGTCGCCCCAACTTATACTTATACTGGAGGCTGGGCCTCGGCGGAGGATAGAAACCCAGGCCTCTTGGCGGGATTGGCCGTAAGAGAGTGGGACTTTTGGGATCAGGAATTATTAAGAAATTCTAAAAGTCGAATAAAATCTATTTTTAAGAATTTATATGGAGATCGAACTTTTAAGGAGAATATTGACGCAATGTTAAAATTCGATCCTGCTCAATTCTCTATTAACAATCTTAAGAATAAGCTTAAACCAAAGACCGGAGAGACGTTGTTTCCGAGATGGAGAAGAAAAAATCTTAGAAATAATCCGTTTGATGCCAAAGGAACTTTGTGTAAAAAGTAAATCTGTTGTAATTATTAGAGAAACTCATTATGTCTTCAATTGGAATAAAATTACCCCTAACCTATAATTCTTCTGATGGTTTTACTATGATTAAAACCATTCGGCAGATGATTAAGCAAAATTTTAAGATGCTCATCCTCACCAATCCGGGAGAAAGAGTAATGGAACCTCAGTTTGGAGTAGGAGTAAGTCAATACTTGTTTGCGAATTATTCAGAAGGCATCCCCTCGATAATTGAGGAAAAAATTAGAAAACAAGCTAGTATGTATCTACCTGCTGCCCCCATCGATTCAATAAATTTTCAATTGTTTGCCGACACCAATTCTTTAAAAATAATTATTAAATACAGTATCCCTACCATTGGCATAAATGATTTATTGGAAATTACTATTTAATAGAGGAAATTTGTAAATGGCCAAGAATGATAATAAAATAGTTCCTATTAACTATACTCATAGAGAATACTCTTCTATTAGATCTGATTTAATGCAGCTTGTAGAAAGATTTTATCCTGATAATTTTCAAGATTTTAGCGAAGCCTCCTTCGGCTCTATGATGTTGGACGCGGTTGCCTATGTAGGGGATCAACTTTCATTTTATCTAGACTACAATATTAATGAATCTTTTTTAGACACTTCGTATTCTTTAGAAAACATCGTACGTCATGGAAGAATTTTAGGATATAAAGATCTCGGCCGGCCCTCCACATTCGGCCAAGTAGCTGTTTTCTTAGAAGTTCCGGCAGATAGCTCGGCTCTAGGGCCGGATAATTCGTATATTCCGGTATTAAAGAAGGGTTCGCGCTTTACTTCTGAAAGTGGTTTAAGCTTTTTGTTGACGGAAAATATTGACTTTAGTGCTCCAAAAAATACTATAATAGTTTCCAAAGTTAACGATAGCACCGGCGCCCCCACTCACTATGCCATAAAGGCATATGGAAATGTGGTCTCGGGTATGTTTGGGGTATCACAAGTTAAATCAGGACCCTTTCGAAAGTTTAAAATGATTAAACTACCAGTTACTAATTTATCAGAAATTATTTCTGTGATAGATTCAGACGGCAACAAATATTACGAAGTTGAAAATTTATCTCAAGATATTGTGTATCAAGAAATACCAAATACCAACTATAAGGAGGACAACGTACCCTCCATAATAAAGCCGCTCTTGGTATCAAGAAAGTTTGTTGTTAATAGGCAGGGTCAAGGCGTACATCTTCAATTTGGAAGCGGCGAAGAGTCCACTACGCCGATTATTGCTGATCCGCAAAAAGTAGCTATGAATGTTTTTGGTAAAGATTATGTGACCGATACAACGTTTGATCCTACGAGAATTTCTAAAAATACAAGTTATGGTATAGTACCCGTTAATACCGAACTTAAAATATTGTATAGAAAAACGAACCCAGCGAACTCAAATGTCTCGGTCGGCACCATAAATAGCGTAGCCACCTCGACATTTAATTTTAAAAAGTTAAACAGCCTAAGTGACAGTAATGTTATATCAGTACAAAATTCTTTAGAGGTTATCAACGAAACACCAATCGTAGGCCAAGTAACCTACGCAACACCTTCAGAAATAAAACAAAGAATTTATGACACCTTCCCCACACAGAATAGAGCAGTCACTCAGGCCGATTATGAAAACATAGCCTATAGAATGCCGGCAAAGTTCGGTTCTATAAAAAGATGTTCTGTTCAAAAAGATCCGGACTCTCTTAAGCGAAACCTTAATATGTATATTATCTCAGAAGATCAGTTCGGCAAACTCATCAAAACTAACTCGACAATAAAAAATAATTTAAAAACTTGGCTACATGACTATAGAATGGTTAATGATACAATAGATATCTTGGATCCTTATATAATTAATTTAGGAATTGAGTTTGTGATTACTACTTTGCCTCAAACAGAAAAATCAATTGCTTTAAATAGCGCTATAGCACGCCTAAAACAATATTATAGCCCGGGCAACTTTATCGGAGAACATTTTCAGATTAGCGATATATATTCAGAACTAAAGAAGGTGCCCGATGTGCTAGACGTGGTTCATGTTAAAGTTATAAGCAAAACGGGCGCCCAATATTCAAATATTAATTTTTCTATTGATAAAAATCTATCTCCGGAAGGCTCAAGCATCATATGCCCCCGGAATGCTATTTTTGAAATTAAATATCCCGCAGTAGATATTAAGGGTAAGACTAGATAATGCTTAGAAGATACACGGCTAGCGCCGATAATACAATTGTTAGTGCTTATCAGCTTAATTTAGAAACGCGCGGCACCGGAGCGAATGCCGGGCGCGCCGATATTCTTGAAACTTTTTCAATTTATGGGCGACAGTCGACCAGCTCTCAAGAATTATCTCGAATTTTAGTTAAGTTTCCGGTGGCTAAAATTAGCACAGATAGAACGGCCGCCAAAGTGCCCGCCAGCGGATCGGTCAATTTTTATCTTAAATTGTACAATGCCCCAAGTTCAAAAACGGTTCCTCGTGATTACAAGCTCCTTGTAAAGGCGATCTCCAGAGATTGGCAAGAAGGCGATGGGCTTGATTTAGAAGGATATAAAGATTTAACATATAGCAAATATGGCTCCAATTGGATTGTAGCAAATGATTCGATCGCTGCCGCGACTGCTACATTTGGCGGCCTCGCAGCCCTGGCCAGTGATAATGGTACCGAACTCATTCTCATAAATTATGATGGAACCTCAGTGACATTTACGACTGATAGTTCTCTATCTCCTTCGGCGGGCACTGCTACTAAGATTGGCACTAGCGGGATCAGTTCCGCCGCCCA